TCTTTGTTTTAATCCCCAGCCGATATCTCGCGAAGGCTGATTGCCGAGCAAAACCCGACGGTGCTTACTTCTTGTCAGTAGGGGATACCGTTTTCTCTCCGCCCACTACTGACGCTAGGTTAACTATACAATTCATCTCGCTACCTACATTTCATTTGAGGTTAGGAGAATCCTTGTTTTCTTATAAAACTGCCCTCCTTCCTAAAACGGATATTTTATATATACCATTTTTTAGAAGAGAAACATTTTTATAAGAAAAACTTAGTTGTTGAAGTAATCTCTAGTGCTAATTGTTAGCTGTTTCTCATCATATTCTGGCTGTAAAGCATCATATTCATCTTTCACCATAGGATTTTGTAATGCTTTCTTTTTATAAGCCTTGCCAAGCCCAGACCGACAAAGTCGCTCGGGGTTCATGACATATCTCCTTTTATTTTTTTATAATATTATAGAACAAAAATTCCGAGTGTTAATCGAAGTTTGTAGACAAAAATATCATTTTGAGAATTGATTACCATGTTGTCTGCACCATTAATATGTCATATTTTTTATAAGAAAAAAGACCGCCTTTCGGCAGCCTTTTATGCATTATTTTTTCACAGCAGTTGGAATAAACTCCAGTTTTAACTGCATACCTAACCCCTGAGCAAGTTTTTTTACCATATTTAAACTTGGATTTCTCGTTCCGTTTTCAATCCTGCTTATATCAGCTTGTGTAATACCTGTTTTAGTTGACAATTCTTTCTGTGTCATATTTTGTTGAACTCTGGCATCAATCATTGCTTGAATAATATCATACTCTGGTTGTAAAGCATCATATTCAGCCTTCACCATAGGATTTTGTAATGCTTTCTTTTTGTAATCCTTATAACTACTCATAAACCATACCTCCGTTCATAATCAGCTTTATACTTTTTTGCCAATTCTTTTTCAGCTTTTGGTGTTTTCTGAGATTTTTTTACAAATCCATTTGTTAGTATTACTTTTTTGCCTATGAAGAAAAAATATAAAACCCTTGTTATGTTAGAACCTTGCTTTGTACGTAGCTCAAATATCCCATCTTCCAATGATTTTGAATACGGTTCTCTTAGTAATGGACCATTTTTCTCCAATAAATCAATAGATCTCAAGGTTTTTGCTAATAATTTGGGTTCCAAAGAATCGAGTAATTCTTGCATCGGGCATTTCCCATCTTCTGTATCATACAAAATAATTTCATACATTAGTATGCTTCCCTCCGTGTATAATTATAATATGTTGTATTCAACATATTGTCAATAGGGTACAGAATTTTTTTAATAATTTCATGCATTTTATAAAGCTCCTCCTTTTTTGAAAAATCATTTATATTCTCAATATGTATGAATTTTTCATATTTCATTAAAAAAAAGACCGCCTTTCGGCAGCCTTTTTTTGCGGCAAATTGTAAAACTTATGCTGAAAATAATGTACCATCTTCTAAAAACATCCATTCATTTATATCACAAACATTTTTTATTGCTTCATCATCAATAGAATAAAAGAAATGATAGCCAGCAGCTTCAAGTTCTGCACAAAATTTGGTAAATAGATCAACAATATATTGCTGAAACCTATTCATTAATTTTTTGTTTAGATTTTTAAATGGTGGAGTAATTTCTGTCAAAATATATTCCCATTCTTCTGTAAAATCAATCCTATCAACTATACAATAAGTATAACGGTGATTTTGAGGTAAAGTAATTTCCCAGCCACACTCTTTTGCATAGCAACAAAGCGTCCTTTTCTCTTTTTCTGTAAAACTATCTTCTGGCTTAAAAGAAGTTAATGGGGTGATGGATAAATTATATAGTACATCTTTTAAATTTAATGTACCATAAACATTAAGACCATCCCCTTGACAGTACGACAGGGAATACTGTACTTTTAAATCGCTTTTAGGAAAGCGATGAGATAAGTCTTCTTTGCATATATCTGAAAATTCTTCATTTTGATAGAAATTATCCAAATACCATTTTTTCACCTTAGCTTTTGCATCTTCTGATAATTCAGAAAATTCATATATTTTATATGTAACATTTACTGATCTCATATGTTTTCTCCTTTTGTTTTACTAGAAATAGAAAAATTTTGTATATTTTTCTATCCTCCTTCAGTAGTCTCTGCACAGATCCATTACAGTATCTGTTACGTTTAAAATAGAATCGATTCCGTATCCACTCAACATATCAAATGAGCTGTCATCAGATTGATAGACCAAATCACAATAATGGCACCATCCATCTTCTTCATTATATACAAAAGTGATTTCGAGATTAACATCATCCGCTAGTGGGTACTGCCATGCACGGTCATCAAATGACTTTGGCATTGATGTACTACCGTTCCATAAAGATGGGTTCATATCTGCAAAAAAGTCATTTACTATAGCAGCAGCTTTTGTTCTGTCCATGTTTTTCTCCTTTATAGTTATTTACTAACTCGTACTTCAACACCAGTTTCTCCCATATCATTAAGTCTTTTCTCGATAAGATCTTTAATGACCCATAACTGAGATACTTGCCCTACAAAAAAGCCAACGCATTCGCCGGTTTCTCGCTGCATGTCTTTTAACATTTCGACTACTTCCTGCTTGGTATACATTTCTTTGTTTTCCATGATATTTCTCCTTTGGTCCGTTTTAATCTCTAGCCCGATATTTCTATACGAACTGAATAAATAGTCTAACTAAAGTCTTTAGCATAATAAAATCTTTTCCCATCTTTTCTTAAAATCATCGTTTCATCTTATTATCTTTGACTTCAAATGAAATATTGCAAGTTGCAAATGGGCACTTCCAACATTCATATCGACCTTTGCACTTTCTCTCATTCACAATACACCCTTGTTTGTGAATAAAATCTCTTTCTTCAAATGAATTGCAAATGATTTTTATAAAATTCATGTTTACTACCTTATCCTTCCTGTGTGAAACATTTCATGGTTTTTTCGTATAATGTTGGATGATCATACTGATTTTTCAATTTGATTGCTTTTTTACTTCCAGATACTAAAGAGTCATTCCAACCAGTCCCTTTAAAATCTTTTCCAATAAGATTTTTTGCCTCTTCCATAGCCCAACTAGGGATTGTAGCTACAGTGAATGTAAAATCATTGCATTCTATTAAATTATATCTATACAAAAGCTTCATCTCTTCTTTTGTAATGCCACATTCTTTTGAATTAAATATAATAGCCATTTTTAGCTTTCTCCTCTTTGTTTTTCAATATCTTTTATGATCTGATTCAAAATATCACACTCTGGAAAACCATTTTCCCAGCCTATATCTATCTCAACGCGATTATATATCATATCGAAGCCAAGAAAATCGCAATGATATTTTTTTGCTAATTCTTTCCATTTAAATACCATCTTTTCTTGATTTTCTTTTGCTACAGGAATATTGATTTCCCAAAGTTGCTTTGTACTTTCAGTAACTTCATCCCAATACTCAGCGAAAGTATCTTTTACTTCTTTAGTATAAAAGTTTTTGTTACAGTCTTTACAAACGAAGCTATATTTCGGTATATTGCTTGTGTATAATGTTTTTCCACAACAGGGACATATTGCACTGGTTCCGTATGTATTCATATTATTATTCTCCCTTCGTTTAAGAAGCCTTATCTTCAAAATGCAGATTCAGCTCCCTAGCCAGATGCGACTAGGGAGCAATGAATGTTCTTAGATGCTCAGATTAATCCATGCTCTTTGCAAAAATCTTTCTTTAATGTTCTATGATGACTATATAGCAAATCGTACAATACCATTTCCTTCTGGCAACTTCATAAATTCTCTGATACCGCCATGATATAATTTTCTGGCTTCAGTACGGGAATACCCACAGATATCACACCAGTCTGAACAAAAGTCTTCCCAGTCCGAATACCAAGCACAAATTTCTGCTTTGATATGGTATCTGGCTACGTGAGCTTCTATTTTTTGTTTAAGATTGTCTGTTAATTTGATATATTGGCGTAAATATTCTTCACTTTTTTTATCCATAAGGTAAATTCTCTCCTTTATAAAATTCCAAAGTCTTCGTAAGAATTGATTCGTTCCAATTCAGCATCTAACTCGGAAACATGGATATCTCCTGTATCATCCACTGCTTTTCCATTTCTAAATGTAGAAATTGTTACCAAGTTATATGCTTTTGTTTTCTGGTCAAAATCTTCATCCTTGTATATGTGCAAAACAAGATTTTTCTTTCCTCCGAAATCATAAACTTCTATCTTGTCATTTGCACAAAGGTCTTTACAATAGTTAATAACGGTATTAATATCCGGTGATTCTAATTGATAAACCATATTTTTCTCCTCTCTACTTTGTAAACTTCGGACATTTTATGACCAAATTCCCTTTGCAGGAACTTCCTTTGGGGTAACATCGAAAATTCGATTGCATACGTTCGCAGTCTACATAAGAGGTCTTACAGATACTGCATAACCCATTTTTTTGGATATACTTTTGCAATTTTTCCTCTGCCTGTTTTTTTTGCTTTTCTTTCTTTAATTTTTCTTTTCTAGCGATGATATCAGGAAATTTCTTTTCGCATTCCAAAGAACAAAAAGAATACTCTGTGGAAAACATATTACTCACGGGACAGCTGAATACTTTACTGCAAGTACTGCACTTACGCATAGCATGAGGTTCTGTCTCTTTCTTTTTTTGCAGACATTCCGGAGAACAGCATATTTCGTTTCCAGAAAACTCTTTCCCACATACAGGACAAAGCTTTAAGCCGGCAGCTTTTCTTCTTTCGGCTTCTGCTTTCTTTTTTCTCATGAATTCCTGGTAACATCCCTGACTACAGTAGGTTCCTTTTTTGATAAATTCTTTACCACAATTTGGACAAGTATGTACCGTTCCATTTTTTCTAGCGATCACCCATGCCCACTTTTCTTTACATGTATCGGAACAAAGCCAAGTACCGTATTTAACATCGTGAACATCATCATCCATAGTCATTGGCTTTTTACAGTATGCACAGGATGTATGTTTTACAAGATAGGTATCTCCACATCTTTTGCTACAAAAGTCTTTAGGTTGAAGATATGAAATAAAGATTTTTCCGCATTCTTTGCAGACATTTTGGATCTTTTTGTTTTTTTGTCCATAGCCATACCGGTCGATATTGCGTTGTGTATTGCGTTCCATCTGCCTTACAATCTGATCAGAGTGTGTTCTGCAGTTCGGGCAATATTTCACGTTACTGCGGCTGGGTGTAAACCATGCTCCACAAGCCTCACATTCTTTTTCTTTACAAATTTTCTTTGCCATATTAATTCCTCCTTTGTTTTGAAAATTGTTACAATTTTAATATGGCAGGATATTTATAATAAGTTTTTGGCGTTGTACAAAAAGAATCGAATTCTGTAATACCTGATTCGTAATGACGTTTTTTGGCAATAAAAAATCCCGGCTTATACCGGGATGTTATCAAATATAGGACAGGAGGTTGTTGCCAGATTTGGGATTTCTACTCCCGTGGTTCTGGCAGGACCACATACCGTAATTTTTTCAAAAACAAGGAAGAAAGGCTCCTGTCCACACTCTTATTATGCCAGATTGCAATTAAAAAGAATTTTTGTAAGAAAAAAAGACTACCATACGGCAGCCTTTTTTGTTATGATTTAGATTATTCTTCGACTTCACCAAACAAGGCAATATAAGCATCTGCATCTAAACGATCCATTGCCCATTTTTTAGCGTCTTCTTCGGTAAACGGATTAAAAATTGTACCACTGCAACTTTGTCCTGCACAGGATTCCGCGTAGGAACTCATTGGTCCGCCATGTCCAACCAAAAAATATTCCCCGGTCTTTTTCTGATACAAGGTTTCTTCAGCAAAATAGAAATCAGAGGGAGTATATCCATTACTCCAATATCCCAGTTGTTTTGCGGTTTCCGTGTTATACATGCGATTGTTAATAATCTTTTTCGTCATAATGTATTCCTCCTTGATTTGGACTTTTTGTTGACATATTTAATATGAAATATCATTTTCTATTTCTTTTTATACAAAAATCCCAGCATAGCATATGTTGGGGTTATAGCGAGAGAAATGAAGACAGGAGTATAATGCCGGATTTGAGATTTCTATTCCCGTGGTTCCGGCAAAGCCACATAGCCGTTTTTATTTCAAAATAAGGAGAAGATCTCCTGTCCACATCTTTATTGTGTCATAACAAAAAAAATAAGAATTTTTATAAGAAAAGTATTTGTTATTGGTTCCTTTTCCACAAGTTATAATATACTGTCTTTTCTAACCGTTTCCTGTTTTGTATAACATCCATAATACACATAACCCATTGAATCATGCATATATCCTGCTGGAACTATAGAGGAGTCCTTTATCGTTTTTACATTTTGTCCAGAGTCAGAAAACCCTTGTATCGCCATTTTTATTTTATGCGCCATTCTCTCTTCATTAGACACATAATAAAAATACTTTTTGGTTGTTATAATTGTTGCATCATTAAAAATCTCTTTAACCTGTTCTTCTTTAAAAAGTCTCATATTTTCACTTCTTTCTTTACTGATTTTCTACAAGATAAGTTTATCTATTAATATGTAAAATTTATTTGCTGTTGCTACAAAGTACGAAACCAGCTTAATTATGCTCAAATAAGAAAAAGACTACTCAAAAAGTAGCCTTTTTATTAGATAGAAACAACAAATCCTCTTGTTTTAATCCCCAGCCGATATCCTTGCGAAGACTGATGCTGGGCAAAACCCGGCGGTGCTTACCTCTTGGCAGTAGGGGATACCGTTTTCTCTCCGCCCACTACTGCCGCTATGTTAACTCTACAATTCATCTCACTACCTGCATTTCATTTAGAGGTTAGGAGAATCCTTGTTTTTCTTATAAAACTATCCTCCTTCCAAAATAGATATTTAATATATATCATTTTTTAGAAGAAGGATATTTTTATAAGAAAAAATTAGTTGTTGAAATTTTACATTTCTAATATGGAAGAATTTTTTGAATCCATTTATAAGGAACAGATCGCCGCAGGCAGCCAGTCTTTAATCAAGGTGTATTTTTCCTTTATTCGCTCGATTAAAAGTTCTCTTTTTTATGATTGGAGCATGATGAGATTTTATGATTTTTCGTTCCCATAAATTATAACCACAATAGGTAGCATTTGTAATGATTATGCGGATTTGATGTGCTCTAAAAGGTTTTCCTCTCTTTCCACAGTATCCTTTTTTATTCATACGCCTGGCTACCTCTGTATAATTAAAACACTTTATGTACTCTTTAAATATTAGTTGGACCAATAAAGCTTCTTTATGATTAATATACAGAAAACCATCTTTTCGATTATATCCCAAAATTTGTGTTGCTGTGGGTTCTCCCTTTTCTGCTCTATATCGCAATGCGGTTTTAACATTATCCGAAATAGTCTCTCTTTCAAACTCAGCGATACTTGCCAGAAGCGTTATCATTAGTTTTCCTACGGGAGTACCAGTGTCAAATTGCTCACTGTAGCTAACAAAATGTACCCCATTCTTTTCGAAAAAAGAAATCATCTTAAGCAAATCAATTGTGTTTCTACTGATTCTAGTTAACTTCCAAACTATAACTGCATCGAATAGATGGTTTTCAATATCCGTAAAAAGCCTTTCTAAAGCAGGACGTTTTGTATTTTTCGCAGAATAACCATCATCGCAATATACCCCATAAACTGTGTACTCATATAGTTTACAATATTTTCGCAATAAATCTTCCTGTGCGGCCAGACTAAGACCTTCACGGGCTTGTTCTTTTGTCGAAACTCTAATGTACAAAGCTACCTTCATTATAAACACCACCTTTAATTCTCTATAATTTATCTCCACCTTTCCTGTTTTTAATATAATTTGATTTTAGAAAAAAGAATTTTTATAAGAACTTTTATCATGAAAAACGGGCATACAGATTCAATATATAATCTAATCCTTCTTTCCATACTTCGGTATCGAAACCAAATAAAGGTTTACCTCCACAAAAAAAGACCACCCACAGGCAGCCTTTTTTTGAAAATAGTTGATATTTTCAATTACCTATTCAATATAAGCAAGCATCACTTGTTTTTCTTATAAAACTACCCTCCTTCCTAAAACAGATATTTCATATATATCATTTTTTAGAAGAGGAACATTTTTATAAGAAAAATTTAGTTGTTGAAAAGCCCCAATGTGTATTGGAGCTTTGAAGAAAAATTGTGGACAGGATTTTGCCAGATTCAGGATTTCTACTCCCGTGGTTCTGGCAGGACCACATACCGTAATTTTTTCAAAATAAGGAAGAAAACTCCTGCTCACACTCTTATTATGCCAAAACAAAATGAAAAAAAATTTTTATAAGAAAAAAGACTGCTATATAGCAGCCTTTTTGAAAATAGTTGTGAACCTCTCTATCTGAGTCGTCGTTGCAGCTTTCGCTACAGAGATTGTCATTCAATTTTTTCTGTAGTTAGCAAGACAATACCATGGCTCCGTGAAATTTCCCTTCCGAATCATTTATTGGTTTAAATCCAATCTTTTCGTAAAAATACTTTAGTTTGTCATACATTGCTATCAGATAAACTGTATTTCTATCTCCATCTAATTCCCAACGGTTATGGATAACTTCTGTAATTAGTTTTACCCCATAACCTTTATTCCGAAATTGAGGATCAATGTACACATCACTGAGTAAAAGGGAATCATTCGTATGTTCAGGGTGTCTTTCAATAGTATCGCCTACATCATCTGCATAGCCGATTGTACAATATCCTATTAATTCATCAGTTCCATTTTTAAAGATTCCCCAAGCATATTCTGAATTATCTTCCAGCCATTGTTCGACTTGAAAACCAGATGAAGCATCCATAGATCTGACAGATTGCAGATCTTTTATGGAAAGCAAATTTACTGTAAATAAAATGTTTTTATCTTTTTTCATCTTTTTAGCAAGGCTTCCTTTCTAACAGAGTCGGTTGTTTTTATGTTCCACAATACCTTTGTTATTCTCCTTTCGTTTATTGTATGAAATAAGATTTTTATAGCCATGCTGCTGGCACATAAAATTCATCCTGCCATGCTTTTTTTCTCTCTAAAAATAACTCAACCAAGTATTCTGGCGAAATATAGCAGGTTGCTTTCGCTTCTGTTTCTTCGAATCCATCTTCGCTTAGTTCGAACCATGGATGATCTGCTTCTGTTTTGTCCTCAAATCTGATTTCCGGCAAATTAACTTCGCTGGGAATGAAATACTCTCCACCTTGCAAACAATCAATAATTGTATGTATCTGCTCTTCCGTAAAGGTTCCTGGTATAATTACCTCATTGTACTTCTTATAATTTGACGCATCTCTATAGAGATAACTAATGCGCGTATTCTTGCGCCTGGTGATTTTCTTCATACAGATACCTAAATATGAATCAAACTCCATATCTGTAAAAGCATAGAATAATTTTTTCACCGCCTCTTTATCTGCGCTGTTCTTATAAATATCAAAAATTTCATGGGCAAGTCCCGTTTCCTGATAGTTACATTGTTCTATCAAATCAGCAAGAATAGTATCTGAGTCAATGATACAACCTTCCGGTGTATTTTCATCTAATTTTTTAATATTTTGAATGGCACGTCCTTCCCATGACTTATCCGTTGTAGCTGTAACTTCATCATCAAAAAAAGTATATTTCTCTGGATTAATAGGAACACAAACATAAGCGCATTTATGTTTTTTATTCATTTCAACAACCCTATATTCCTGCCCAGTATGCCTACTTTTTACAATATCTCCTATTTTCATTTTCTTGTCCTCCTTGTTTTGAAATATTTTTGCAAATTTAATATGTTTAGATGGCTTTTTTGCGATTCATGAAAAGAATTCGATTCTTTTAGATAATAAAAAAAAGACCGGATAAACCGATCTTTTTTTTATGACATCGAAAGAATATATCCTTTTATCACTACAACTTTCTAAGAAAGCTGCTTGTAAATATAATTTCCATGCCGTACTTTATCTGAGTCTTTATCCCAGAATTTTAGTTTAACCATACCTTTTATACTTCCTGTTCTATGTATACAAGGACAATGTGTTGTAAAAGTCTTACCTGTTGCAATCTCGTATTTTTTAGGGCTACAATAATATGCCATTTTTTCTCCTTTTGCTGTTCCATCCTTTAGACTTCGCTCGTGGAATGACCATATTTCTCGAAAAACTCTCTTAACGTACAACCATTTTTCTGCATACAATAATCTTCCATCATTTTATGGAAAAACTCTTTTTCTTCTTGGGTCAACTCCCATTCTTTTTCTTCACAGCTATTGTCTCCATTAAGTACCATCTGCGCAGTTATTTCTGCCGGATTATCCAAATGCCAAAATGTGTAAAAATTAACCCATATAGAAGAGTCAGTCCTTGTTTTTGTCCCAAAATACTTATCCACATCCATCCACAGTTCATATGTGGCTTCAATACTTCTTTTTTCCTCATCAATAATCAGCTCATCGATGCAATTGATTGGTTCTTTCGTTATATCTATTTCTCTCATAACCGTTTTCTCCTTATTTATGACAGAAGGGATTCTTTTCTATATTTTCGTAAAGTATTCTCCACTCCATCTTCTGGTACAACTTCATAAGCATCTGTATCCGTATATGTTGTGCTTTCAAAAATCATTTCCGCTAATATCTGTTCTCTATAAGCTCCATTTTTATAAGCATTTTCAAATTCTTTTACGGAACCATAATAAGAATTGATAATATCAATACAGTCAGCTGTATAATAATTATCCTCGGTTTTCCAGTTAGCTACATCAATTGTTCCTCGGCAGACAATATATTCACCACTTTCTGTATACCTAGCTTCTACGATTTTCCATTTTCTGTATTCAGACGGTCTTACATATTGGTAATCATCTGTTTTTATCCATTCATCGGGTATATTGACGATATAATTAACAATATCTCTATTATCAATATATGTCTTTCTTAAATTAGTATCGAAGAAAACTATTTCGTAACCATTACCTAATACATTAGTTATTTCACCTTCTTTTCCATCAATATTAACTTCAGCTCCTATTAATTCCCTTTTCATTGATTATACCCTTTCTCCTTATATGATATGTAACTTCTGTGCCTGCTTAAAAATTGCTTCCAAAACAGGAATGCAGATAGAATTTCCAGCTAAAAATGAAATCTGCTTATCGGTAATTCCATTTTTTCTCATCAGATCATAATCTTTATCTTCAAAACCCATAAGGCGTAAATGTTCTTTAGCTGTGAGCATTCGCACTTTATCATCGTAATAAACCGCCTGCCGTGGGCTTGTTGTGATTGTTTTCGCAACTTTATGCCCTACGCGGCCCCTCCGGGTCTTGGAATTCGGAAATTCGAGATTAATGACATCATACTCAGTCAGTTCTTTGTATCCTAATTTTGTAGCTTCTCGCACACATAAAGTTCCATCTTCCTTTCGGAAAAAGATGTTTTTTTCATTTTCACTAGGTGTATTTTCTTCAAAATCCGCAGAAAAATCTAAATAATCCTGGATATCTTTTTTTAGTGGTTTCTTTTCCGGGAAAGTAAAAGGAATATCTGATTTTGTAGACACAACATATACTCTGTCTCTCGCCTGGGCAATCCCATAGTCAGAAGCTTTGAGGATATCCCAATAGTTCTTGTAACCGTATGATTCCATTGTCTCAAGGTAATGATCAAAATGTTCCCGGTGTCTGTGAACTAAATTTGGAACATTTTCCCATACCACAATTTTAGGCGGGGCAACTAATTCAGGATAACCGCTCTCTGGATTAGGATTTAGTATCTGCAAGGTTCTTTCGTACAAGATGCTTCTTCCAGTATTTACATTATTTAATCCATTCTTACTCCAATCTTGACACGGGGATCCATGTACTAAAACATCACATTTCATGTTCCAGAGCCGAATGTCCTGCGGTGTATAGCGGATATCAAATATAGAATTATATGCCATAACTGCATATGGCAGAATTTCCACATAATCTAACGATTTAATGGAGTATCCAATATTTTGCAACGCTTTTCTTGGAGCACCGATTCCTCCGAATAATTCGAGGATTTTTAAACGGTTATCTGTCTCAGTTCCTGCTGTTTTTTCGATAATTGCTTCGTTCATTGCTTTAATATTTTTTGTATTCATATCTTTTTCCTTTTGTATTTAATGTTTAATTTTTAGATATTTAAGAGCTGTTCATCTGAAATAATACAGGAGGCGATGCCTTAAATAGCTTCGCCTCCGGCTTTTTCCTTTTATGCAAAACAAGGTTGATACCTTCTCGCACTTACGCTTCTATTTCTCGATACCATATAAATATGGCACAGAAATCTCTTCTAATGATTCAACTGAGGATTCTGTATTATCCTGATATAATCGATATATTTGAATAGAATCATTTAAAAACAAATTTCTTGCTTCTTCAGCAGTTAGCGGAATCATTCCAGTCCATTTGTATCCATAATTATACATTTCTCTTACATTCATATCTTATCTCTCTTTCTTTATTACACAAAACAAAGCTGTCCATCTGGAGCGGCAGTATATGCTGCAGGAACATCTTCTTTTTTCTCTTTTCGTGGAGATAAAATTCCTATCTCCTTAAGTTCATTGATAAGTTTACGTTTCATATTAAGGTGTCCATATGTTCCTGTGTTCTTTAAAAATTTATTGCCGTTAAGGATATTTCCAAAAGGAGCAATATACTCATAAGTACGTTCATATTTTTTCCGTAAAAATACTCCGTCAAGCGCTCTCTGTTCAAAATCAGAAATTTCTTTTTCTGTTTTGACTGCTTCAACCATAGAACGTATTTTACGGACACCATTGATATATTCTTCCGCAGAAATATAGCTATTCTTTTTTGAGGTTACTGTTTTTCGCATTTCGTTGTGCCAGTAGACGATGAATCGAGAAAAACCTTTCTCTAATTCTTCCTGTATATCTGGTTTTGGCCAGATATAATCTCGTTTTATGTATTTTTCTTTTTCAGAAGCGGTCATGTCTTTTATATCTTCTACACACAAACCTCTTTTTACCCATACATCTTTTCTTGCTCCACCAATTTTTGATCCAAAATCTGTGATCTCTTTCTTTGCCATTGTCTTTTCCTCCTTATTTTGAAAATTATTACGATTTTAATATGGCTGTATTGTATTGATCAGATTTTTGGGAAGAAGAATCAAATTCCATAATGAAAATTTTTGATTCTCTTACTAGACAAAAAAGAGAACACATCTCATACATGAAATGCATTCTCTTTTACCCTATTTTTTCAATTCTTTTTCAAAATCGGCGATTGTTTGCTGCTTTTTCTCTTCGTCAACGCTATACAATATTTTTAACATTTTTATCGTTTTAATCCCCAGCCTCATTTCGAAGCTGATTGCCGAGCAAAACCTGGCGATGCTTACTTCTTGTCATTATTATAAGAAAAATTAGCTGTTAAAAATGCTTTAACAAAACTCTGAATCCAGCCACCATCTTAACAGCAAAGCCGTTTTCATACATAACTTTTCATTTTCTAAGATTCGCATGACTTCTGTTTTGTCCGCACAAATAACCGTAATATCTTCGGTATCTTCATTTCCGTCTGTTGATACTTCTCCAGATACATTACCAACTATTACGGAACAGGTCTCGTCTGTCATACCCGGACTGGAATATAATGAATTAAAAGTTAGTTTTGGAAAATGATTTAAAACAAGACCTGTTTCCTCACCCATTTCCCTTGCTGCAGCTTCATAGACACTTTCCCCTTTATCAACTAAGCCAGCTGGTAATTCGTAGATGTAATCTCCAACGGGATATCGATACTGGCGGACAAGTACCACTTTTTTGTCCGATGTGATACCTAGGATTGCTACAGCGTCTGATTTTTCTTTGTGGTTGATTGCCTTTAAATCTTCTACTTCTTTTGCTCGGGAAGCTACCAGATACTTAATAGGCTTATTGTCTTTTGTTTCAGCATTCAACTCATACAGATTTAAAAATCTGTTATCTGTTAATTTTTTCGCTCCATTTACTTTACTCATTCTTTTTCCTCCAATTTTATTTTTTTCTTTATATTAATA